TAATATATGTAACACAATGTAAACATATACTAATATTGTTTTAACTGCAGAATTTATTGGAAAAAAATAAAAAAAACATTAAAAAGTACTTGACAAATCCCTGTAATCCTTTATAATAGAGGTATAGGCTGTAAAAATCAATAAGCCACACTCATATACATACATAAACAGGGCATTACGATGAATAGCCTATAACAATTAATGAAATCAAAGTCAACAGTCAACAAAGCAGGGAACTATACAAAGCCTACCATGCGTAAGGCTATCTTTAATCGTATTAAATCTGGTTCAAAAGGTGGAAAACCCGGCCAGTGGAGTGCGAGGAAAGCACAAATGACAGCATTAGCCTACAAAAAGGCGGGTGGAGGATATAAATAATGGCAATCAGTACAAAGACAGGACCAAAAACAAAAACAGGATTTAAAAAAGGCGTAAAACCTACTACAGAATTTATGATAAATAACCTAGGTTCTAAACTTAAGAACATAAAAGGGATGAATCCGAAATTAGCACAGTATTTAGTAAACAATGCAAAAAAATATTACAAAGAACAAGAAGTAGGAAAGCCTAAAGGTAGTCCTACAATAACAAAAGATAATTCTAAAGCAGGATTAAGTAAGAAAAGTAAAAATAAAGATTCCTAAGAAGCCCTTATACAAAGTTTATAAGACCAATTATGAGACAGGGGAGTTCTACATAGGTGTTACATCCAAGTCAGGGGTACACTTTGATAACTACTTCGGCTCTAATACTACCGATTTAAAGATTATTGATAAAGATGTTTTGTTTATCAGCCACAATAAGTCTGATGCAAAGCTAATGGAGTTAATATACCAGTTAAAAAACTTTTATAATAATAAATGTTTGAATAAAATGCTGAATATTAGACTCAGAAGAGATTTTATAAAAAAGATTCCAAAGTTTAAAATAAATATAGATGACATTTCTCGTAGCTAACCTACCACCTACTAAAGTTTTTGTAAAAAAACAATATCTCTACGACCATCAAAAAGGTCATGGTGAATTTGTAGAGGGAGTATGGGTTACTTGCAAATCTATTCAAGGAAGAGCATTGTATTTTGAAACATACTTACCCGAGTATGGGGCATTATACGATAAGCTTCCTATTTCTGCATTTGTATCAGAACCTACAGACTTAGACCTACCTCTAGAAGAACTAGAACTATGGGATGCTTTTAGTTATCACATGACAGTCATAACAAAAGCGAGTATTGCAGGATGTAAAGCAAAATATCTAGCACCTTCTAAACAATGGCACTTAGGAGAATATCTATTTACCATAGATAACTGTCATTCCGATGATAATACATTGAATACAGGATATTCAGAAATACCAGAAGAACATAAGTCGTTTAACATTCTAGGATTAGATAATAAACATTTTGCCGCACAACCAAATAACAGATGTTTGTTTTATGATAAATCATTGACACCTTCAGAATTAAAGACACCAGATTTTAAAGTATCAACAATAGAGTATAATGTTGAAACAGAAAGTAAATGGACAGCAGGGGATGACACCAATTACTTTTACAACCTAAAAGAAAATAAATAATGCAAAGAAGACAAACAGAAGTTACAAATATAAACTTTGTACCAAAAAGAACAAGCATAGGTAATGGTAAAGTTAAAATGTCATCCATGAATAAACATAAACGTAGAAGTTATAAAAAATATCGTGGACAAGGAAAGTAATGGCATTAGCAAAATCACAAAGAAGTCTTAAATCATGGTCGAAACAAAAGTGGAGAACGAAGTCTGGAAAGCCTTCTTCCAAGACAGGAGAAAGGTATCTACCAGAGAAGGCTATCAAAAGCCTGACATCTGCGGAATATGCGGCCACGACAAAAGCAAAACGCCAAGGAACAAAGCAGGGCAAACAGTTTGTGAAGCAACCGAAGAGCATTGCAAAAAAAACTAGAGCATACAGGAGGGTATCATAATGATTGATAAAGTATGGACTAAATGGACGGGTCTTAATAAAAATGTTAAGATTGCGGCTATCGTTGCAGCTATTGTAATAATAGCTTGGATATTAAAATGAACAATAATAAAATGAAATTTAATGATAAGTCCGATAATCGAAACAATCGGACTTATGACTTTGATGTTAAAAAAGCAGACAGAGATAATGATGGTAAAGTATCATCTTATGAAGCAACTGTAGCTAAAGCTATTAGTAAGTCTATGAAAAAACAAAAAAGCAAATCATAATGGCACCACCTATAATAGCAGCAGTAGCAGTAGTATCAAGATTTCTATTGACAAACAGTATGAAAAAAGCCATAAAAAAATATGGTAGAGAAGCTGTTGATAAAACATTAAAATCTAAAACATATAAAAATATATTAAAAAAATCTGGAGCTAGTAAAGAAGCTAAAGATACACAAAAAAGTATGTTAAAATTTTATGGAGGAGTTGGTACAGCAGCAACTGCTATAACTGGATATATAGGATATAAAGAAAAAAACTTTAATAAAGAAAAAAAACCTATTGAAACACCTGATAAAACTAAAAACCCTAGAATAAAAAATAATAATAAATTAGATTCATATATAAGGTAAACAATGTCATACGGGACAAAAACAAAAAAACCAAAAGATAAAACAGTAGTAATGATTGCTGTAGGGAAATTAAAGGCTAAAAAAAATGGCACTAAGCGAAACGGAAAAAAGAAAAAACTTTCTTAAAAAGCATGGACTTAAAAAATTCAATAATGCAGTCAGGACCACTGAAGGTGGTAAGAAAGGTAAAGTCGGTATACTCGAAGGTGGGAAGCCCCGACTTATTCGCTTCGGTGACTCTTCTATGGGTCACAACTATTCCCCAGAAGCTAGGAAATCTTTCAAAGCAAGGCATGGTGCTAATATTAAAAAAGGTCCAACAAGTGCTGCGTACTGGGCAAACAAAGTTTTATGGGCAGGTAAGTCAGGCTCGAAGAAGTCTCCTCCTAAAAGCCAAAAGAATGTTAAAGGAACCAGAGGTTAAATTATCTGGTAATGTTTTTAAAGCAAACGTAGGCGAAGAAACAGTAACACAAATAGAATTTAAAAAAGATTAAAACTTATAGTGCCAATATATTCTTATAAAAATAAGAAGACTGGAGAAGTCTGGGATGAGTATCTATCCTTACAGGATAGGACAAAGCCGCTCAGAAACAAAAATATAGAGATGGTGATAACTGCACCCAGACTCTCTTTTATTGAAAGGTCAGAGCATAGTACAAGAGACCAAATGATTCATACAGCTAGACAAGGAATGAAAGAAAGACAAGCAGAAGAAAAAGCAGGTATTAGAAAAACTCCAGAATGGTTACAAGAAAAAACAGAAAAACATCTACAGAAGGTAAGAAATGTTAGTTCCTGATAATGATAAAAAAGAATTAGATATAACTGAAAAGCAACAAACTTTTCTAGAAGCTTTATTTGGGGAAGCACAAGGCGACCCAAAATTAGCAGGTGAAATTGCAGGTTACGCAGATTACCATCAACCTTTAAAATCTTTGAAAGATGAAATAATTGATAGGGCTGAAAAACTATTAGCGGCCTTTGCACCTAGAGCTAGTATGGGTATGGTAAATGCTTTACAAGAAGATGGTTCTACTCCTGGTGCGTCAATACGAATGGAAGCAGCCAAACAAATATTAGATAGAGTAGGATTAGCTAAAAGAGAAAAAGTAGATATCAATGCGAAAGTAGCACATGGTATTTTTATTTTACCTCCAAAAGAAAATGTCTGAAGAGACAGTAACAAGAGAAAGAAAAGGTAGAGTTATACCTTTAGGTTATAAAGTTTCACAGGAAGATGAAAAACTTTTAGTTCAGATTCCCGAACATATGGAAATGATAGATAAAGCAAAAAGTTTTATAGACAATAACTGTAGCTATAAAGAAACTGCAGAATGGCTATCTCATCATACAGGTAGAAAAATTACAGGTATGGGATTAAGAGAAGTTTTAAAGAGAGTAATACACAAAGGGTGGTAGAAGAACCTAAACCTAAAAATAGTGGTAGAAGAAGAAGAAGTAGTCTTAATGCTCCTCTTACAATTAAAGAGAAGAAGGCTAGAAAATCGGCACAAGATATGCTTCGTGAAAAAAAGCATGAATTGGAAAAGGCACAAAAAAACTTTTGGGCTACTAAAAACAAACTCAAAGACCTTGACGAAGTATTTGATGGCAAAAAGCAAATCATTGAAGAAAATAAAATTGAGGAAGCTTCTCCTAATATCCAAGCTGCATTAAAAGATAAAGATATAATCTTTGAACCTAATGACGGACCGCAGACAGAATTTTTAGCATCCTCAGAAAGAGAAGTATTTTATGGCGGAGCAAGAGGCGGTGGTAAATCTTACGCAATGTTGGTTGACCCACTACGTTATTGCCACAAACAAAAACACAGAGCATTATTAATTAGACGGACAATGCCTGAGTTGAGAGATTTAATTAATCACTCACAACAATTATATTCAAAAGCTTATCCCGGTGCTAAATGGAGAGAGCAAGAAAAAGAATGGAAGTTTCCTTCAGGTGCTAGAATAGAATTTGGATATGCGGAAAACTTAACTGATGCTCTTCGCTACCAAGGACAATCGTATACTTGGATAGGCATAGACGAATTACCGCAATACCCTACCGAAGATATTTATAATTTTCTTCGGTCCTCTTTACGAAGTGTAGACCCCGAGATTCCTGTTTATATGAGAGCTACAGGTAATCCTGGAAACGTAGGTTCGCAGTGGGTTAAAGATATGTTTGTTGACCCTGCCACACCAAATACAAAGTTTGATATAGAAATTAAAACACCTAATGGTGTAAAGAAAATATCTAGAAGATTTATTCCCGCTAAACTTCAAGACAATCCTTACTTGATGCAAACAGATGATTACTACGCAATGTTAGCATCATTACCTGAAGTACAAAGAAAACAATTTTTAGATGGTAATTGGGAAGCATTTGAAGATTCATCTTTTCCAGAGTTTAATAAACAGTTACATGTTGTTAAACCTTTTGATATTCCTAGAAACTGGATGAGATTTAGAGCAGCAGACTGGGGATATAGTTCACCTGCTTGTTGTCTATGGTTTGCAATAGATTTTGATAATAATATATTTGTCTATAGAGAATTATATACACAAAAAATAACAGCAGATATTTTTGCTAGAAAAGTTTTAGAAGCAGAACAAGGTGAGTATATTCGATATGGAGTTCTTGATAGTTCTACATGGGCAAGACGAGGAGATATAGGACCTAGTATTGCAGAAACTATGATACAAGAAGGCTGTCGTTGGAGACCTTCAGATAGAAGTCCTCGAAGTAGAGTAGCAGGTAAATTAGAATTACATAAAAGACTAAGGCCAGATGAAGAAACAGGATATCCATCTTTATTTATGTTCGATAACTGTATTAATTTAGTTAGAACAATGCCTATGCTACCAGTTGATAAAAATAATCCAGAGGATGTAGATACACATGCAGAAGACCATGCTTATGATGCACTAAGGTATGGCTGTATGAGTAGACCCATACACCCTGTGTCAAAAAAGTTTCACGATTTTGGTGTAGGACAAACAAGAGATTTCAAACCTGCCGATAAAGTTTTTGGGTATTGAGTTGTTTATCTTTACTTGTAGCATTATCAATGCATGTTGGTTTAGAAAATGAATATAATTCTATACATCCACATGCTAGATGTACAATAGATAATACTATACTAGGGGCTTATTATAATAGTGAGTATAGTTTAAGTTCTTATGTTGGTAAAGTATATAAATATAATAATTTAGAAATAGAGTATGGTTTAGTCACAGGTTATACAGGAACACCAATAGCACCAATGTTAAGAATTAAAAAAGATAATTTTTTTATAGCACCCGCATATGAAGTAGAAGGTAATGTCGGAGTAGTTGTAGGCTTTGAATTTAGATTAAAATGAAAGATATTAAAATAGGATATAGAAACTACCAAATAAAAAATTTAGATTCTATCGTATCAAAGTGTAATGAAATAAATGGACAATTTCTTGCATCCGATGGAATGATAGCTTTATCATCAACAGAAGATAATATATCTCATACGAATACTTTAATACATGAAATACTTCATGCAATAGTGTTTCAGTGGGGAATAGAATTAGATGATAAAGAAGAAGAAAAAATTTGCAATACTCTTGCGAATGGACTAACAACTGTATATGTGGATAACCCTTGGTTACTACCTTACATACAGAAACAACTAAAAGGAGATAAATAAAATGGCAATAATGAAACAATACAAGCAAGGCGAATTACCTGAGAACATGTATGGAAACGAAGCCTCAAAGCAGGGCGATTCCAAAACTAATGTTGTAAAGGGTGCTACAGCTTTACCTGCAGATGATTACAGTGAAACAGATGTAACCGCAGGTAGAAAAGCAAAAAATACTGTAGATAAAAAAGTCTTTTCACTAGCAGACGAAAGAGATTATTAAGAGATAGATAATGCCACACGATAATATAAGTGGCTTGACTTCTGAATCTGATGAGGTAAGTTCTTTATCAGAAGAAAAAGATAAGTCTTATAGTAATCTCGGTTCTTTAATTGAATCTAGACTAAAAGAATCAGAACAGGCTCGTCTTTATGACGAGAAAAGATGGTTAAGGTCATATAGAAATTATAGAGGAATCTATAGTTCTGATATGGCTTTTCGTGATTCTGAAAAGTCTAAAGTATTTGTTAAGATTACAAAGACTAAAGTCTTAGCTGCATATGGACAACTAATAGAAGTTTTATTCTCACAGGGTAAATTTCCTATTGGAATATTTCCAACTACTGACCCAACAGGTGCAGAAAAATATGCACACATAAAACCAGAAAATATGCAGAAGAGTCCTCGTATGGAGGACATCTATGGTTTTGAAGGTGATGGTAGAGAAATAAGTCCGGGGTCTACTGCTAATGAAATATTAAATGGATTAGCAGAAAAGTATCAGAACGCAGGTTTTGAAAAAGGTGCTGCACCTGATTTAAAAACTATGCCTCAGATAGAACCTGCAGAAGAAGCTGCAAAAAACATGGAGAAGTTAATCCATGACCAGTTAGAAGAATCCCACGCAATATCAGTAATGCGTCATGTATTATTTGAAATGTGTTTACTTGGAACAGGAGTTCTAAAAGGACCTTTTAACTACGAACAATCAGTACATCAATGGGCATTAGACGATAGCGGAGAAAGAGTATACTCTCCTAAAGTTAAGTTAGTACCAAGAGTCGAAGCTGTTAGTTGTTGGGATTTATATCCTGACCCTGATGCTGTAACTATAGATGATGCTGATTATGTTATACAAAGGCATGTGTATAATAGAACACAGTTAAGAGATTTATCTAATAGACCTTTCTTTAGAAAAAGTGCTATTGAAGAATGTCTATCTGTAGGACCAAACTATGAAACAAGAAGTTATGAAACTGCCTTGTATGATAGAGAAAATCAAGAAGAGTTTAATAAAAATAGATTTGAAGTACTAGAATACTGGGGTGTTATGGATAAACACTTCGTAGAAGAAACAGGTATTGAAATGCCTGAAAGTATTGATACTGAGCTAGATGAAGTGCAGATTAATGCATGGATATGTAATGGACATATACTAAGATTAGTTCTTAATCCTTTTACTCCTGCGAGAAATCCCTTCATGGTATGCCCTTATGAAATAAATCCTTATCAATTCTTTGGTGTAGGCATACCTGAAAATATGGACGATGCTCAAACAATTATGAATGGTCATGCAAGAATGGCTATTGATAATTTAGCACTAGCAGGAAATTTAGTATTTGATGTGGATGAGACTATGTTAGTACCGGGTCAAGACATGACTGTATTTCCTGGAAAAATATTTAGAAGACAAAGTGGACAAACAGGACAGTCTATTCATGGTTTAAGATTTCCAAATACTGCACCTGAAAATATGCAAATGTTTGATAAATTTAGACAACTTGCAGACGAGTCTACGGGTATACCTTCTTATTCACATGGACAAACAGGTATACAATCTACTACTAGAACAGCATCAGGCATGTCAATGTTAATGGGTGCTGCAGCATTAAATATTAAAACAGTTATAAAAAATGTAGATGATTATTTACTAAGACCTTTAGGAGAAACTTTATTCCATTGGAACATGCAATTCAATAAAGATATTCCTGATATACAAGGTGACTTAGATATTAAAGCACAAGGAACTACATCCTTAATGACAAAAGAAGTTAGGTCACAAAGATTGATGACATTTATGCAAGTAGCATCAAATCAGTTCTTAGCACCTTTTGTTAAATGGCATAGTATTATTAAAGAGATTGCAAAGTCAATGGACATTGACCCTGAACAATTAGTTAACGACCCTGAGAAAGCTGCAATCTTTATGAAGATGATGGGAGATATGAATGGAAATCAACAAACTGAAGGCCTTGGTCAGCAACAAGGCGGTATGGGAAATACTGGAGAAGTACCTGCAGGAGCAGCTAACACAGACACACAAGGGTCTGGAGGTGGCAACATCGGAGTCGGAACTCCACAAACTCCAGGGGAAGGCGGGTTTACTGCACCAAATACTCAACCTCAAGGAACAACTTAAAAAATAAATGGCATTATCTGATATACTAAAAAAATATGGTGATAGCACAGCAACAGAAGGTATTATGTTTCCTTCTGCAGGAGTACAGTCAACATCAACAGAACAACAAGTATATGATTCTACAACAGATGGTATCATGACTGTTACAGGCCAACAATATTCTTTACCTACATACACAGGACCAACTGCTACTGTACAATATGGTGGAGAAGAAGCAGGATATCCTCGTATGTTAAGAGAAATAGAACAAGGGGAGTTACCACAATTTAGACAAGAAGATTTTCCAAAAGCAGGTGAAGGTAGAACTGAAGAATCTACACCTACAACTCAACCAATAACTACTACACCTTTTGAACCTACTACTCCTGATATTGACCCTTGTCCACCAGGATTTAAATATGACCCTGTACAAAAAATGTGTGTTCCTGTAGAGCAACCACAAGATAGTGGAAGGTCATCATCAGAAAATATTAATGTGCCTAGAAATATAGGAAGCACATCACAAGCATTAGGGCAACTTACTAAAGTTTTACAAAAACAAGGTATAACTCAAGATGGTTCGTACGATGATGATGTAAATTATACAATAGATAATTCTACTGCTTTATCAAAAATAGGAGGCATAGGAATTCTGTTAGATAGTATATTTATTAAAGGTCCTGCTGATAAAAAATTAGAAAGTTTAGGTGGTAGCACTGAGGGTATAATAGTTACTAAAAATAAAGATAATACAAGAAATGTACTTGTAACAAATAATGAAGGTAAAGTTAATGTTGGTAGATTATTAACTGCAGAATCTTTATCTGGTAACTTAGCTACTACACAAAAAAGAGATGGTTTAGGAAATATTATGAGAGCGCCTAACGGCCAATTAATGATTGAAGGGCCAGTAGAAATAAACCCTTATGGTAAAGAATTATATCCTGGTATAATAACAAAAGGTGAAGCAGCACAACAAGTTGATAGATTAAATCAAGAAGAAAAAAATAAATTAATTTCTGAATTAGATGATATGATACCTGCAAGACAAACGTTAGGTGTAACAGCTACACGAGCTACAGGACCTACTTTAAACTTTGATGAGGTAATAAACGAATACTTAAAACCCATAGGGCAGGGTGTTCCTTTTCAAAGCGCAATTAGCGAGACAGTCACACCTACAGGAAAAGACATTAGGGCTGTTGATTCAGCATTAGGTACAACATCACCTCTTGCCTTTGAGAATAAATTTGAGGGAAGCAGAGCTGCTTCGGGTGCAGATGCACAAAGAAGTTTAATGACAGATAGTAGAAGAACTAGTAGAGTATCAGAACCTGCAGGACAACAGCCTGATTTCTTAGGACAACAACAAACTTTAGAAAGAGAAGAAAGAAAGAAAAAAGAAAAAGAACAAAAAGCTAAAATAGGTTATGGACAAAATATAGACCAAAATATTATTAATGCTAATAAAAAAGATTCTGATAGAGAAGCACAAAAACAAACTGGCGATTCTACTATGAGAGCAGTTACAGATAGATATGGAAATCCAATAAGAACTACTAGTGGAAAAGTTGTTACTAATCCTGCTCCTAAAAGCGGAGGTGGAGGCGGTGGTGGAAGTAGTAAAATTGTATGTACTATGATGAATGAATCTTATGGATTTGGTTCATTTAGAAATAAAATATGGTTAGCATATGGTTCTAAATTATCTAAAGAGTATGAAATAGGTTATCACACTTTATTTTTACCTTTAGTTAAATACGCAAAACAAAAAGGTTTTACTAATATTATAATTAAGAATGTTTTAGAACACATTGCTATACATAGAACAGTCGATATTAGAAAACAAAAATATAATAAAGTTGATGTACTAGGTAGAGCGTACAGACTTATATTAGAACCACTATGTTATATTACGGGGAGAATTAAATTATGGAAGAAGAAATGAGACAAGGTATGATGGGTGCAGATGTTCAAACAACTCCTGTTCCTGTTGATGATAAAGATAACCCATTAATAAATTTAGTGGGAGATAAAGTTTCAGAAAATTTACAAAATCTTAGTGAACAAGAAATGCAATTAATTACACAATTAAATGTTCCTGAATTTAGAAATTTTATGTCAAAAGTTTTTGGACCTGAGTTTGGTGTAATAATGGAAACAAGAATACCTAAAGTACAACAAACTCAACCACAACCAGTTTCACAACCAAGTGAAAGTCCTGCACCTATGACAGGTCAGGGCATGATGACGCAGCCACCCTCTCAATAGAGGCCCTGCATATAGGGGGCGACCTGAATCCAACAGCACCCCGAAGGAGTATAAATGGAACAAGACAATAAAGAAACTCCTGTTGTAGAAGAAAATTCCGAAGCAACAGAAGATGTCGCAACTCCGACTCCATATAAGCATCCGAGTAGGAACTTAATGGACAAGGAAGTCGAAACAACAGCTACCGAGGAATCTAAGGAAGAAACTGACGAGAAGAAACCTAAAGAAGACCGCCCTGTAGGAGTAGAAGATGCCGTATTTAAGAAGCGATATGACGACTTAAAAAGGCATTACGATGAGACAATCTCGAACCATAAAGATGAAGTTCTCAAACTTAAGAAAGAAAAAGAAGCGGTAGCCTCTAAACCAAGCTTTAAATCTAAAGAAGAATTAGAAGAATGGCGTAAAGACTATCCTGATATGTATGATTCTGTTATGCAATTAACTACAGAAGCTACTATAAAATCTAAACAAGAAATGGAAGAACAGTTGTTAGATATTAAAAAACAACAAACCAGACTTGCTAGAGATAGAGCAGAAGTAGACCTTGCAAAGAAGCATCCAGATTTTAAAGAGATTCGTGAAAGCGGAGATTTTCATGACTGGGCTTCTGTACAGGACAATACAGTACAATCATGGCTTTATGATAATACAGACAATCCAAATGCTGCTGCTCGTGCAATAGATTTGTACAAGTACGACAGAGGACTTTCTAGTAAGAAGGTAAATTATGATGCAAAGAAAGAAGCAGCAAAAGCAGTTTCTAAAACTAAAGCATCAGAAACACCGACTGAAAAAAAACAATGGACTTGGGCTAGTATTAAAAAGATGAAACCTGAAGAGTACTCTAAGTTTGAAGCGGATATTGATAAGGCTCATAGAGAAGGTCGCATCGTATAAACAGTTAACTCATATCAATTTTAATAATAACTAATAAATAATAGGAGAAAAAAGATGGCTTTTGATAAAGTATCAGGTAATAATAATCTAGCTAACGGAAACTTTAGCCCGATTATCTATTCCCAAAAAGTCCAAAAGTTCTTTCGTACCG